GGTCATCCTGATACCGTTTACCGGATCGATTTTAATGAAATTGTTGGCATTTATATAAGCCGCCATCCCGTAAATATCTGAACCATATCCGGCATATCCATTGAGATTGCCGAGACGCAGGTGGGTGGTTATATCGTTCCACGGACTTCCGCCATGAGTGAACACGCTCAAATTGGGGGCATTGGTATCGCTCGCTGTAATATAGATACCGCCGTCACCGGCTTGGCCGTAATTCGAGACGCTCGCTCCTTTTGTCCATGCAGGGTTGCTGTCCGCAGCGTAAGAACCAGCCAGATCACGAACAACACCATAGGTTGTGGCATTGACGATTGTATTTATCATCAGCCATTCATCATCAGTTCCCTCCTTGATGCGCAGGATATCGCCGACCTCAAAGGTATCGTTTCCTTCAATGGTGAGCTCTGCTATTCCACTGAGCGCCCTGATATCTCCGGCCTCGGTAATCCTGATATCTCCGGCCTCAGTGATCCGGGTAATGATTGATTCATCGGCGGAGGTCATATCCACAGCAAGCACATCCCCGCCCTTAATCGTGACGTCCGATCCGGAATGCACCGACACGGAGTTATGCTCGAAGACGGATGTCCTGATGATCCCCCTGGCGGCTATATTGCCGACTTCGAGAAGGTCAGGCTTGAGGAGAAATCCTGAACCTAAAGCACCGGAAACATAATTGGAGCTCCTGACAGCCGGCACTCCATCATAATCCCCGTCCATGATGAGATTGGGAGCAGACAAATCGCCCAACCGGATCAAGGTGTTGGCCTTGTCCAACAGAATCTTCGCATTGTTCGGATTTTCAGCATCCCCGAAGAATTGCGCTCCGGCATAAAATCCAGCCAGTTTTATTGTGCCTTGAATCAATATCGAGGCATCAGGGACAGAAGGCAAACTTGCCCGGACTCCAAAATGAGATACACTTCGCAATTTAATATAGCAAGTGTCCCCAAGCTCATAAACAGCTCCCAAGCCAGAAAAAGTAAAAGACCCTGTTCCGTCACGTCCGACATAATAGTAGGTAATATCATCAGTCGAAGCATATATTTCAGAATATGAATATACATTCCCTCCAGGCGGCGTGAACGTAATGAGGATTGCTCCATAATCATAATATGGCCCAATAGCCGTAGCCTGAACAGTTATGTTTGTTGCCGGCGGGGGAGTAATAAGCGGCAGATCAGACGCGCCGGTTTCGGTTGTTGTCCACTGTGATTCAACCCCATATACCGAAATAGATTGCGCCTGGATTTCGTAGGACTGTTGATCCGATACCGGGGAGATGGGAATCGTCAACGTGCTCATTTCGCCGGTATATTGCCACTGCGTCTCCCCGATCAGCCTATATCTGACCCTGTATCCGCGTATTCTCACGGTGTTGGCCGGAGCGGTCAAATAAACTAGTATAGTCGATACCGATCCGCCTCCACTGATCGCTGAAACATCCGTGCCGGTATCCATGCCGTCTATTGTCGGTGGCTCGGGGGCAAGTGTCGTAATATCTACAGGCGTGGAAGTCTGCGGGTCGAATGGCGGTATTTCGCCCGCATCGGCATTGTAAATAGCGGAAGCGACATCGACGAGGAATAACTGGGCAGTGAAATCAGAGGCGCGTGTGATTGAATGCACCAGAAGTTCCACTGTTTCCCTGTCGGCCTCCCCGAACATCGCAAGATCGCCGACCTTCGGGCCAAGAGCCACTGCAACAGGTGTTGCCAGCTCAAGGGTATCTGTCTCTCCCGCGTCGGTGACGATAGACAGAACCGGCGTTCCACCGTCCGCCAGCCGGAACCTGCAAGCATAGGATTTTCCGGCTTCCATTGTTACCAATTCATCCAGCGTGATATGGGTAATGGTCGTTCCGACAACGGTTAATGACTTCACGCGCCCCCAGCCGGAACCCCAGAGCGGGACATCATGAGATACACGAACTTTATTCCCTCTCCTGCAAACCAGATGCTCGAAGTCCATATAGATGGAGTACATCTCAGGTCGGAGCCTTGCTTGCGCTATGTGGAATCGTCCGAACTTCCAGATCAGATTGGGATGCGTTATGCCGGGAAATTCTATCGATTCAAACAGAGTGGCGGTGGCAGACGTATAGCCGTCATCATATACTATTCGTTCGTCATCATTCCAGTCATTCAGTTCATTTTTGAATTTGATCCTGAAGGCGTGAGGATGGTCGTATAATCTTTTCTCCGCAGAGAATCCCCAGGAATTCCGTGGTGTGATATGCTGTACAAGAGTCTGATTCCCCGTGTCGGCGATAACAGACCATAAGCCATCCTTGATTGTTATGGAGCCCCGCGCCGCCGAAGCAATGTCCTGGCAAGTTTCAAACACTGAAGCTACGTAATCTCGATACATGTTGAAGGCGTAGCCATTAGTGGCGCAAAATTCGTAAAACTCGCCGAGAGTATCGTTATCAACCTGGGTTAATGCCCTCTCTCTTGCGTTCGCTTTGCCTGTCAGGACGTGGCGAATAAGAGCAGCCGGGTTGTTGGTCACCGCATAATCAGCCTCAGTGGAACCCCACGTTTTGGTGACAGAATTCCATACCGGGCAATAGGATGAAACAACGCCATTTAGATTATCAATGTTTCCGCTCAACTGATCGGTTGCCTTGATTCGGAGAGCAGTCACAGCCAATGGGTGCGGAAAAGTGATCGGATAGGCGGTCTCGATGCTTCTGAGATACGTCCAGTACACTTCATCGATGATTGTGTCAGCAGATGTGTCTGGTGATATCCTCGTTATGCCGATCTCATATTGTTTGGTGTTGTTTACTTTCCACCGCCAGCCGTATCTAATTGCCGAGGTCGTTAGATCGGAGAATGTCTTGGATTCAATATCTATCCATGTTGAAGTCCCCACTTCACGATATTGGACAAGAACAGTAACGCTTCTTGCCACTCTGTTTCCGGCATTATTATATTCAACCAATCCGCGCGGGAATGAAATATCGACAGACAGTTCATCAACATTGGTTTTCGCGGTTCTCCTTATCTGTCCACCGGCGGACGCTAAAATCACCCCGATGTAATCCTGCTGAACGGCTGAAGGGAATAGAGTAAGGGGCGTATCAGTTGACCATCCCTCTCTTGTCTCGACTTCAACGTCAGTATACGAGGAGAGCAGAGTGTCTCCGAGCTTGATGTCGGATATCTTCATCGGCCCATATCCCCACACAAAGAGCATGCGCAGGTATTCATCCGAGCCGACGAGTTCTGTGTATGATTTTGCACCGAGAGGAGGGAAGACTTTATGAGTTCCGAGAATTACCGGAATAACGCCCCACGGGTTCTCCATGTTCGTGTTTGCGCCGATGGAGTAGGTGGGTGAATCTTCATAGGTTTGCCGTGCGGCAAGGCCAGGGCCTGAATATTTGATCGGAGCAATCGCATTAACGAGCAACATACCGGCGGTTGCCATTGCCATTGTTGCAAAAGAGGAAACTGCAGCTACTCCGGCTGCAGATGTAATTCCTAACTTCCCTGCAATGGCTCCACCAACCGGGCCGCCAAAATACGTTGCCCCCACTACAACAGCAATCGTCAAGATGGTTCTCAAGGGATTCTTGCCGCCGCCGCCGCCGCCATGCAATGGTACGCTTATCAAGACATGGGAGTCAATCGGAGGGACAAGGTGCCAACGATCCCGAGGGATCGGCACGCCGTCAATCTCAACCATAACATAGGTATCAGGATAGAGGGACGTAACTATTTCATGGAGCGTTGCCCCATGAGGCACTGTCACGACTTTCGGTGCATGAAACGCAAGCGGACTGACTATGATTTCTCTATCGGCCATAATGATAATACCCCTCAACCCTTTGCTGCCACTGTAGCCCCGTAAACTCTTCAATTGTAGAGTCGATGCCCTCTAAAACGTGCAACATCCGCTTATGATCAATGACCAGACCGACGTGATAGACCATATCTCCGGTACGGAGCAAAATCACGTCATATGGCTGCGGCTTATCAACCCTCTGCCATGCCTGCTTTTCATCCCGTATCTTTCGGGATACTTTCATCAGGGAGGCAAGGGAGCCGTCAACATAGATACCGGCAAAGTCCGGGAGCTCTATGCCTAACTTCTCACGATAAACCATAACTATGAGCCGCCAGCAGTCTATTCCGTTTCGATCACTTCCATTTTTCTGGAATGGTATGCCGATGTATTCATTGGTCCACATTAGAATAGTCCTCGAAAGTAAGAAGGGACAAAACTACCGCTAGGATACGGCTCCGTCTCCAGCGTCTCAAGCCGCAGTGTCCCGGTGATAGTCGTGGCATTATACGTTATGTTCGTCAACTTGAATTCCGGCCATGAGCCCTCAATCGTGTCCAGGGCATTATCTAAAACAAGATCAACCCTGCATATCACGGGTGTCTGCACACTTCGGATTGTCTCGGTATAGGCCCGATGGACATTATCGATCTCAAGTTGCATCTCCCCCGGCCCTTCGTCGGTATCATCAGGGAGTTTAATTCTCACGGGGAGGAAGATATATTTTTTGCCGTTAGATATCGTCCCATATACCTTCTGCGTATCAGAAGTGAATTCCGTCAACTCCTGTGTAGGATCGGTACTGATCCTGATATCATCGGCAAGGTCAATATGTGAGAGCGTTATCAGGGCAATCAGCACACGGCCTGTTTCAGGAGAGAAAGCCGCCTCACGAAAATTTAAGCTTGTTGTCGTCATTAGGGAAGCACCTCCAATGATAGGTTGACTTCATAATCCCCCTCCACTTTCGTCCACGAGGGTGGAGCGGTGAACCGCATCTCGCAAGCCGTAGAGTGGGCAGGGGGCTTCGTCCATGAGAATCTAAGGGAACCGCCCAGCAGGGTTGTATTATAGAACGTGGCCAATGATGTCAGTTGAGTCCCCGTAAGAAGCATCGTCCCTGACACCGGCTCAACGCCTGCCGTGAACCTGCGCCGTACCTTTGCCGGCCCAGCGTCCATATCGGATTTGATTGTCGTTTCCGCAAAGGACTGGCTGTATCCATTGACGAACAACTGTTGAGGTAATTCTGTCGGCCAAACTGGTACGCTCATTTTTTACCTCCCCGTTAACTGCATTCGTGCGCCGTAGTTGGCACGCATCGCCTTATTTGATTGCGAGCCGAACTGACCGAGCTTTTTCGCGACAGCTTGATCGATATAAACGTCGATGGCCTTTCCGCCGTCCGCTGTGGCGCGTTCCTGCGTCGTGACGTTGGCTCCCACATTATTATAGATGTTTACCTCTGTGTTGCCACCGGCAGCCTTAACGCCTAAGTCCCCGCCGATTCTTGTCAGAGGCATTACCGCCTCCGGCCCTGCCTCGCCCATAAGCCCGGCTCCCCTGGCCATAGGAAAAACAGTCGGTCTGTCCACGATCCCGCCACGGGCAAAAGGAATAACGTTGCCGCCCTGAAAGACGTTGCCTTTGGCGACCCAGACAGCCGGCCCAGTAGTGGCAGGGATTCTCGCAGCGCCGCCGAAGAGAGAGCCGAGGCCGCTGGAGATTGCCCCGAATAGCGGACTGGTAATGTTCTGATAGATCATCATTCTCAGGAGGTCATCAATCATCGAGTCGATCATGTCTCTGAATGACATTTTCCCTGTCCGGGCAAATTTTACTATTGCATCGGCGCTATCCCGTCCCCATCCTTCGATTGCGTCTTTGAGTTCTTTAATATTATCTTTTTCTTTATCGGTTCCTTTATCAAGTATTTTCGCCTTCTCTGCGGCATACCATTCATCCAGCTTTGCTTTGTCGTCTATATAAGCCGCATATTCATCATACGATGATTGTAGTTGCTGCAATTCATATTCTGTCGTAGATAGCGTTGCTCGTTTATGAGCCTCGGAGAATTCGGCCTGTTTTTTTTCTTTCTCCTTTTCGTATTCTTCATGCATCTTCATCTGGAGCTTGAGCGCTTCTTCTTCCTCTTCAGCCTCAGTTTTTTTGGCTTTGATGGCCGCCTTACCGGCCTCGATTTCTCTTACCAGGTCTTCAATCCGCTTCTTGTGCTCCGTGGATAGCTCGGCATACTTACCTTTTTCAAGTTCCCAGAGAACTTTTTCAACTTCTGATTTGTCTCCCAGCAATGCCAGCTCGCGCTCAAGGTCTTTTATGGCTGCCTGCCCGCGCTCGATAGTGGCATCGCGTTTTGACGCCCCGCCGCCTAACCCGCCGCCTTCAGTTTTATTCGTTGCCATAACGGGAACATTGGGAGCGGTCGGAACCTTAGGGGCTGCCGGCTTGCCTTTCGCCTGCGATTCATTGTAATCATCAACTTGCTTTTGTAGTCTGGAAACTTCTTCCCTTGCGCTTTTGATACCACGGATTTTGTCGAGGAAGTCTGTTGATATTCCGACTTTGCCCAGCAATTTATCGGCAAACGCAACCGCTTTATACCTATCCTCCAGTTCCTTTAGTTTCTCCTTTGCGCTGTCGAGATTCTTTTCTAGTCTGGTTATGTCATCCCCGGCTACGCCGTAAACCTGCGATGCCAATTCCTCGCCGAGCCATTTCGTAAACTCCACGGTCTTTGATATAGCCGTCAACACCTTCTCGAATGCGGTAACCATCGCATTGGCCAGGGTTTGAGCGTTTTTAATCGTCTCAGGATTTTGTAGGAGTTGTATCAATTCCTCAATGGCCTGCGTCGTTCCTTTCACGCCTCCGCCGCCTGAATCGCCTTCTAAAAGATCGTCAAAGGCATTTTTTAGTGCGGTAAGCGCCCCGCCAAGTGTGTTCCGTGCCGCCTCCGCGCTTCCGCCGAACTGGGTTTCAAGCTCGGCAAGGATCACCTTTTGGGCCCCGGCAATATCATTGACCGCCATCAACTCCTTGACAGTCGCCTTCTGTGCTTCGGAAAATTGAATACCAGTCCGGGAAAGCGCGGTCATGCCGAGGACGGGGTCGTTTAGAGCCTTGCCGACTTGCAGTGCCGCTGTTTTCAGGTCTGTTTTAAGCGCTGTCGCAACGTTTAACACTGCCATCTGAGCGCGGGTGAACTCATCGCCGCCTATCCGTGTAAATGTCAGGAGAAGAGATTGCATCGAGATGATGGCTTCATCGCCGTAAGTGGTGATCTTCTGGAGTTCCGCCGCATACCCAGTCAGGTTTTGGGCAAGTTCAGGCGTATAGCGGCCCGTGGATTTCAGTGTCGCCTCAAGCTGAGCAACGGCCTGTTGCGCCTCTGACGCCGCGATTATAACGGCTCTAAACGCAGCTCCGATTGCTAATGCCGAGACAAGAGTCTTGAGCTGGCCGGCAACGCCGCTGAATGACCGGCCAACTTTATCCATCGCCCGTTGCATGCCGGTTGCGTTTTCCTCCACGGCTTTTTTGGCCTTGTCCATGTCGGAGCGAAAACTTGACCATCCAGCCGAAAGCTCAGCCCTTACTGACCCAATGGGTGTCGCCATAATATCCCTCTATGTCTTGAGCTCTTTCTTTGGTTTTCTCATTCCGAGCGCCTTTTTCAAGTCAGCTTCCATATTCGGATTACCCGCCTTTGGTTTGCTGATCATCTCGTTTAGCTTCGGCATCTTCTTTGCCCTCGTCAATGCGGCTATCATCCACGCTTGAGTATTCCTGCCGTCGGTTAACGCGGCAATGGCTTTGCGGGTCAAGTATGGAGTGAGCTCCCAGAATTCAACGGGGCTTATCCCCGCTTGAACAGCCGCGCAATACGCCTGCACAACCCAGCCGCCGGGAGGAGGCTTTTTTTTTCTGTCTCTTTTGGGATGGCCTCATTCCCGAAGTACGCCTGTTTCACTGCCGCATCTACAGCTCGGATGAATGGAACCATCGGAGGGGATGCTTCTATGATCCTCTCCGATGTCCATTCCGGTTTATCGATTCCGATAGCGGCTACGCGCGCAAGAATGTCATATTTGAAGAGGTTCGGCGAATCCCCGAACTCCTCTTCAACTTGCGCAAGCTGACGCCAGGTAAACTTAATGCCTACCTTTTCGCCTTCGATCTCTACTATCACGATGCCACCGTTCCCCTGATCGTTATCGCTCCGGTTGCGTCGGCGTCAACTTCCCCGGAAATAGAATAGTCGAGAACATACCCATCTTGCAGTGTGATTGCCTCGTTGTCGGAGAAGGTGATCCTGAAAGCAAGATTTTCGGAACCATTCGTGTATGCCGTCTTGACTGCATCCAATCCTGTGTCCGCATTATCCCAGAGCAAATTGAATGTCATAGTGCCGCCGTCACGGATACCGCGCTTCCAGACTCTCTTGGTATCCTTAAGCGTAGTCCTGTCACGCTCCGAGGCTGTAGGGTTCATCGAGAAGTTGGTAATGGTGCCGACCTTCACCCATGTTGTTGGGGTTGCCGTCGCCGCCGTCCCCATTGCTGTGTAGCCCGTCGAGTCGTGATCAACGGCAAACGTATTGGCCGTGACATACTTCACCACCCATGATTTGTTAAGAGCGGCAGCACCGGTGCCAGCCACTCCCGCGATTGTAACAATATCACCATTCTTGAGCCCATGAGCAGTCTCCTTAGTAAAGATTGTGGGATTTCCCGCCGCCGGTGTTAGCGCCGTTACAGCCGCCCCGGTCGTCCCCCCGATTTCTAAAGTTGTTCCTGTTGCATCGAGTATTGCCATTTTACATTCCTCCTTAGTTTTCGGTGTAACGCACCGAGTAATCTTGTATTATGCGGTGAGCATTCACCGCCTCTTCATATCCGTCAATCTCCGCTTGTGATAAACAGGAAAATGTAACGCCGTCTTTCGTGTGTTCCTTCCCGTCAAGCGCCTTCCTGATAAGATTTGCCAGACCCTTTGCTGCCGAGTAAGTCTCCGCCCATGCTTCGATCTGGAAACGTGGCCTTACTGCACCGCTGGGGCCGCTTAAATGATGCACCCGGCTGCCTGTCACCCTCTGTATGACGATGAGCGGATAGGTAGGCGATTGCGGAATATAATTGTAATAACAGCGTGTTGTGACAGCCTTAACTCCGTTGTCTGCAATTATAATCGCTCTCAATGCAGATTCGATAATCATCGCATCAATCCCGCCCTCTGCTGTTTTGTCAAACTCCCTTTGGCCGCCTTATCAGCCAGTCTTTTCGCCGCCTTTTCAATTTCCTTTTTCATCTCATCCGTAAATATCTTCATGACGCCATCTTTCGTTGATTCCCATGCCTGCCTTAGGTAAGACCTTGCCTGAACTCGCCCTGTACTTTGCACTACCCGCACCACGTCTCCTATCGGGACTGCCTTCGCCTCCTTATGCTGCCGTTCATCAGTTCCCCATTCCAACAAATGGGCGTGTGGTGCCGACGAGCCGACATACATGACAATTTCATCTTTTCCTACTCGGCGTCCGTCCTTCTTCTGGCTGCGTTTCAATGCCGAGGTAATCTCAACTCTGTCTCTTAGGTGCTCCGACATCGCATACCGTTTCGGCTTCGGGGCCCAGGGCAACGCTGATCTATACTGTTCGGCGGTAGGCATGAGCGAACGCTTTGCCGCGTTCCTCACGGCGGACTTTCGCATAGCAATGGTAGGCAGCTCGTCTAAAGCCGCCATTAACTCCTTCACGCCGAACAACTGGAATTTGAAAGCGTCTTTTGTGGTGCTCATTTATTCACCGTCCTCGATCCGCTTTTTCCCGAAATCCCCATCATCTGGTCTAATCGCCATTATTCACCTCTGGATGCCACCAAAAGTTCAAGCCCCTCTTTACGGCCCAACTCCAGCACCGCCTGCACGTCGTATTCCCGTGAATCGCTGTCAATCAACATGTTCATCGGCCCGACATCCGAACGCCATCGAATCCGATACTTGCCGGACATGGAGGCAACAACCTGTTGTGCGTTCCATCGTTCATCGCCCCGCAGTTCCAGCCGTTCCGCCCATTCCTGATAACTACGAGTTACCGGTTTGACCTTGTTTGAGACGTTGCAGGCCGTCGCCAGCGTCGCCGTCCATACGTCGCCGATCTTACACCCGGCGTAGAAGTGATCTTTCTCAGTGGCGGTAATCTGATAAAGTTTTCCAATAGTCAGGGTGCCCGTGGCGATTTCGTCACCAGTCATGCACAAGGGAATCCAGGCCACGATTTCTTCCCCGAAGTCATCGGTAGTGGTCGATGCCTTATAGAGCTTAATGATACGATCTAGCCTGCCGGAACGCATTATTCAAACCTCGACCAGATTCTATAGCTGCGAAGTAAACTGTCAACGGCATCGTCTATCCTACTGACGGTCAAGCCAACCACGACCTCCCCGCGGTGCTCATATAGGTCTTCGATCCGCAACAGGATTGCCGATTTAATCCCTTTCGGCACATCGTCGGCATCGCCATACCCGCAAACGAACTCGATCTTAATCGGCTTGTCGCTGTATAACGTCCCAGACGGCCACGATTCGTTCGGCTGTAACACAATCCTGCCGGGCTCGCTTACGGTATCCACATCCACCGTCGAGAGAGTGTTGGCATAATCATCATCGCCTTCCAGACGATAGGCCACCGTTGCCGATTGTAATGGCGGATAGGGTATCCTGATTTCTCTCCTGTCCGGCCATCTATCCAGGTAGTAGGTCATAGTCTGCGTGATCAGCTTCCGGCCTATCTCCTGCTCTGTGATGATCCGTGCAGTGGCGATAAGCCGATCAAGCAAGTCATCCTCGGTCGTGTAGGCCGTCGCCTCCGCTGTGGTAGTGGCGAGGCGCAGATGTTTTTTTACGTCATCTTTTGTGACCGGTTCGCTTGTTGGTGCGGTTTTAAGTGCCAGTTTCATACCTTCCCCTATGCGTTCAGATAGTACCCGCCAGCTACGACTGGCCGCCATAAAACCGTTACATCCGCAACCTTATTCGCTCCCGCCGAGCCACCGCCGATTGTGAGTTGGATGATCTTTGTCCCCGCAGTCACGGAAGGCCCACGATAGACGTGATAGAAGTTGCCCGTCAGGTTCGCCTTTGCCCCAGCCGCCGCTGATAATATTTCAATCGGCGCTGCATCATCAGTCGCTACTGAAATGCCCGTGAATGTCGCGACTGCCGAGAGGTCATCAGGCACATGCACAATCACAGCGTCAATGAAGAGATTCTGCGCCGTAGCCGTCATCACATCGTAGGTTGCCGCCGCCTGAGCAAGACTGATCTGCTTGTAGTTGACCGTAGTTTCCGGCATGAAGGACTTGGGAACCC